CTGGGCTAACCGCTGCTTCGCGATACGTATTAATTTCACTGGAAAGAATGTCTTGTAAGCTACGTGCAATATTTAATGCTTGTTCTGGGTTATTTATTAATCGGTTAGGATTAATTTGGTCGAGCAAATCTTTGACTGATGTTGGCTGTATTGATTCACCATAAAATTGTCGAACTTGGGCTGCTAATCGCGGTAACTGAACTTGTACAAAATCTAAATATTTATTGTACTCGGGTGAAGGTTTGCCGAGTGTCTTAGGGTCTACAGATTTAGCTTGATTTTCTCTCAATAAAGCATGGCCGCGAAGGCCTGAAAATTCAGTGATCGCCGGAAAATCTATCATTTTAACGGTTTTTTCAACGTTAGTTGCATATCTGAGCTTATCAAGCACCTGCGGAGGAACCACTTTTTTCAATTTTTCAAGACCGGCCGTACTTTTAAGCGTGTCTAACATATCGGGCGCTATTTCAGACAAAACTTGTTGTTGTGCAGTCCCGGGATATAATTGTTTTGCAATTGCATTTTGTAATTGTTGATGCATTAGCGCTTGCGTAGATTGAGGTTGACTACCCGCTTGCGCAAGTTGCGCTCCAAGATTAGGGGCTGCTCCTTCGATGCTTGGAACCTCTTGCGCATTTTGAGCTTGTTGCGGAGTCCGGTTCATCAACGAGGGTGCGACGCTTTGATTATAAGGAGCTGCCGCTGCTGTGGCGATATTAGATACATTTTCTGCAAACGCCTTTCTTAATTCGGGGCTTTTTTCAAGCATCGCTTGCACCAATGGATTATTCGCAGCATAAATCATTGTACGGCCAGGACTATAGCGGCCCGTTGTATTTTGTGCATGTTTTGCTAACGCACTTAGAGCTGAAATATCGGTTTGTACAGGCATCAAGCCTGTTTTTGTTTTGATCAATGGTACGTTTGCGGCGGCTTCTTCTGCTCTACTTGTGTAATACGGTTGCTTTGCCTTATTTAATTCTGTTTCGGCAATTTTGCCTGCTAGGGTGGCTTCCATCGTTTGAGGCGCATATTGAAGCTGAATTTGTTTAATCTGGTCCTCTAATTTTTGAGCCGCTAATTGTTGTTGTAATTGTTGACGCTGCAACGGAGCGTTAAATAAATTATTAACGATGCCTTGACCCGCGCCAATGCCTTGCAACCATTCAAGCCCGCTAGCGCCCCCAAATTGTTGTACTGGAATTGCCATTATTTAGCCTTATAAAAAGCCGCCCGCCATTGGCGAGCTTTTACCAAAGATTTTGCTACCGATGGCCGCACCAATTGGACCGCCGGCGATAGCCCCACCTATTGAGCCTAGACCCCCTAAAATACCGCCGGCGGCTTGATTTTGGCCTTGTTGACCAGAATACGCTAATTGTGCTTGTGAACCAAGGACAGAAGCGAGTTGGTCAGCAAATGATTGTCCTGCCTGGAGGCCTTGTGTCGAGAGACCTTGCGTGCCGCTTAATCCAGTACCATAGAGCCCTAATGCTCGATCTAAGTAATTGTAATAGTCGGTGCCAGCTAATTGCTCAGCTCGCTGCATGGCGTCCCATTGGGCCGCTGGCGAACCGCCCATGCCACCGGCAGCGGCCGCACGTTTTGCGGCATCGACTTGTTGATTGACACTAAATTCATAACCAGGGGATTGCTGAAAATCGGCGCCAATGCCCCCCAAGACTTGACCGGGACTCGAGAGCAACGCTGCCAATTGTTGCTGAAGTTGCGGCAATGCTTGCTGGCCCGCTTGAATATACGGGTCATAATAACCGGAAATCGCACCGGGTATTTGTTCTAAATACGGCATTGCGGCATCGGCCGGATTTTTGTACCCGAATGCGCCGGCTAATTTATCAAATATACTCATGACTGCCCCTTATATAAACCTATTGTCGACAATCGGCGTTAAGGCTAAGACCGTGATTGTCGTTGAATTACCCGGATCAGCATTAAATGTGACCTCAATTTGACCATTCAGCGCGCGTGATTTTTGCACACTGAGCCCACCAACCCCTGATGCTTGAACTTGTGCCATGGTTAAATCAGTTTCAATCACACTGGGCGCCCCAATCGTTTCGGTCGCGCTTCCGCCCGTCGTCGTGACGATCGTTGTCATTTTGTAATTCAGCTGATTCGCCGCTAATGATTCTAAAAAGATGCGAAAGCTCGTGGACAAGCTCCCATCTGGATTTAACACCTGCGTATTTGATAATTGTTCAGTTTTCATTCTATAACCTTATTCATAATAAGTGAATTGGCCATAATTCACGACAAAACGATCTAGGCTTTCAAAACGGAATTGAAACGTTAAATCATTGGCAGAACCCAATTGTGTAAATCGTAAAATGTTGGGACGCCTTCCTAATGGATTTAACGTCTTACCCACGACTGTGCCAAAACTCGTGCCACCATCCTTTGACAAGGATAAATACACCTTTTGTTCAGCGGCATCTTTGCCTTGTTCCATGGTGATCCGCACTTCAGGCACAACAAAACGATTGGCATTTGGTAAACGAAACGGTTTTGTTTTGCGTATGCGCGGAATGACTTTACCGTCATAGGTTGTGATTTCCGTACCCATTTCATACAACGCGCCTTGTTCTAAACTTAAAAAAACAAGTTTATTGTTGAACAAGGCTGCGCGTTTGGCAATATGAAAATTTAAATTTTCGTCGGTTAAGGTATAAAATTTTTTCTGTTTAAAGTCAAAAACATACGTAACATTATCGAAAGGGAACGTAATTTGATAGAAAACGTGCCCATCTTCTTGATATAATAACGCGGTGGCGGCTTCAGGGCGCGTCAATTGATCAAAACGATGATTAAAACCATCTGAGCTGAGATCTTGTGCTTGACCACCCGTCATAAAACGAATATCAAACCCTGATTTTTCATTTGATGCAAACCAAACAACCATCCCAAAACCGGCCGCAATCGACAGGGGCGCAATCGTGCCATGGTCAAGGCTGACGGTATTATCGCGCTGAAACGGGAACGGCGATGCGCCTGTGTCCCGCCATAATTCGGTACAGACTTCACCCATCACCAACAATTGCCGATCAAGACGAATGGTTGCCACAACATTATCGGCTTTGGTTTGCAATAAGCCCACATTTTCAGGTTGAGCTGGCCAATTTAACGCATTCCCCGGGTCAGAAATTCGCCAGACATTACTGTCTTTGGCGCTCGCAATTAGATATGTGTCCATCCCTTCGATGTGAATCGGTATGAAGCCTAACACGGCCGCTGTCAGTGTGGTAAATGTGTTGGTGCCCCAATTGTAAACATACAGATTTGCACCATCAACAATCGCTATTTGTTGACTCGTATTTTCAGCAATAAATACATTACCAGATGACGTGGTTAAGGAGCCGACTATGCTTATATTATAGTCGTCATTGATGCTATACACTTTGTTGCCGATCACTGCGATCAAATGCTCAAAACGGGTACTCTTAAAGACTTCCCTTGAGGGTGCCTCGGCATCAATCAATAGTTTTAATTCATAGCCTAAAAAATCGACCAGTGACTCATCGCTGATCATCATATTAAAGGTTTCTTCAATCGATATTTTGCTATAGCGTCCAAACGCTGTACCCCCTACCATGTCGAGTGGCTGTGTCGCTAAGGGCATTCCTTGTTGCATTAAGGCACCCATCCATTATACAGATTAACAAAGCCCCAATAGCCCATCGATTGTACAGGGAATAAATTAAACGATTGAGTGCTTAAATCACTGGGACTAATTTTAAATAACTCGCTTTCCATCTCAATCAATTTTGATTTTTTATCTGGCGAAAACGGTAGCGAATGAAAATGACAAATCACTTCTGCCAGAGCATACGTTAAATAAATGATGTAATAATCTTCGATTTGATCGTTTAAATCGTCAAAGAGACCCACGGCTAATATAGCGAATTTCCCATGTATTTTTGACGCATACGCCTCAGCAGGGACGGGATAGACAAAGAGTTGAGAACCCCCCTTATTGCGTTCCACATAATATTCAGCCGGTAACGTCGTGACATTATCCACGCGAAAATTACCAAAATAATCTCGTCGCCCTACGGGTACCATATTGTAACGAACGGGACCAATGTTAAACGTTAACGTGTCCACCTCAATCAAATTTGGAATGTCATAGGACTCTTGGCCAATGACCATATTAAAATCAAATTGCGTAAAATAGGGCAAAAATTGTCCCTTCTGCCGCTTTTCAGACAAGAGCTGATTTAACAAGGTCAACCCATCAGTGATCTCAGTATCGGTGGGCGCTTCAAATTCACGCCCAACGACACCCGACGTATAATAGGCATTAGTAATTAATGCTAAGCCATTCATATCAATCCCTATGTGATAGGAAATACCACTTTCATCGCATATTCTGGCACCAATGTTTTACCCCATATGATGTCAAAAACACTGCCCCGTTCATTTAAGCCGAATTTGCTGCCGGAATAGAAACGCAAAGACAGGTTAGACGTGGGGTCAGTTTTGGAGACCGTGAAAAAGGGGTCTTCTTCAGGTAGCTTAGGAAGCGCAGCAAACAAGGCGTTCCCCGAATAAATCAAACCGCAACGGTGATTAGGGAGTACGGACAATTCCATACCTGCCGCAATCGGTGCATTAATGTTTCGATTTGCGCTTAATGGGTCTGACACCAAGGCCGGGTAAATTGGGATCGTGATATTACCCGCACCATCAGCAGCTGCATCGGCCGTTGCGCGCAATTGGACTGGGTTTTCAGAAAACGTTGAACCAATCCATCGTTTAAATCGAAGATTCGGTTGACCTGCTACGCCGTCATCGAATTCGAGTGAATCATGTTCAAAAATAGCGTTGGCATCAGCACCACCGCCAGTATTCACGGTCAACTGATCACCCGCGGCATTAATAGAAACAACCGTTAATGTGGTTGCATTGTTGCCGACATTCCCCGCCGTGTGCGTGGGTAAAAAGACAGATGAATACCAATCAGTCATTGAAAATGAGCCCAATTCCCAACTGTTGGCAAATTTTTCATTTCGATCAAGCACGAACTCATTTAATGCGGTACCGACGATGGCGGGTATATCGACATCCGGCAAAATACCTTTATAGCCGGTTTGTGCACTACCGAAGTTACGGAAAAGAGCCATGGCTCGAGCAAGTTGAGTGACACTATTAATCGGCGCGATGCCATCACCAAAAAAACGAAACGGCGCAGTTTCTGCTAATGAGGCAATATCTGGCGCAACGGTTTCACCGATGGTCGCGATAGCAACCTCACCAAATTGATCCATAAATTGATCAACATTAAAAATGAATTGTTGAGCGGTAAACGCCATAGCAACGCTAGATTCTTGGTTCACGCTCAACGTTTCGAGACGTTGCTCAACGCCTTGGAAATTAGCCACCAACGACGGGGTTTGTGTTAAACGGATAGGTAATTGAATATCAACGGTCGCCCCTAATTGCCCAGGGAGTTTGTTAAAATTCGAGAATTTTTTATTTGATAAAGAGACAAAAGGGTCAGTATTCAACAAAAGCGCCATGCCGGCATCTACATACCGTCTGACGTTCTGTAATTGATTGAATGGAACAGCCATTATTACAACCTCAAATTAATGAATTAATTTAAGAAATAATGGCGTTTTACATTAACGCCGGTAACGTTGTCTTAATTCCGTCACCGTTGGCTCGCCACTATTTCCGCTCGCATGAGTTGGGTCTAATTGGCTAAGCGGGTCGCGAGGCAATCGATAGGAATTAGCTTCATCATTTTGCTTTAACGATGTTGACAATTTTGTCAACTCACGTTGAGCCAAATGGGGCGTTTCCCTAATCACCGATTTTAGCATGGCTAGCTTTGCAGGATTGGCCGCTAAGTGATACAAAATATCGCCGCTGTTATCCACCTGATTGGCTAACAATAAAACTTCCGGTGCTACCTCATGATAATTAACAGCCGTGGTCATTTCGTGGAAATCATCATATTTTCGGGCGGCGTCTTCGATTTTCGGCGTTAGCTGATTAATCGTCGTCGTCCACATCTGCTGGTTTTGCTCAGTTGCATAACGTTGCTGATCAGCGGCTTGTTGTTTTGCAACAGCGGCTGAAACCGCGCGTTCAATCGCATCAGCGTCAACTGACTGCGATGGCTTTCTGGCATCACCTGGCTCTGAAGATTTCCGCGCTTTATCGCCCATTAACCGTTCAATTTCAGCTTTATGCTCATCAAATCGCGTAGACCATTTTTGATCGGTTTCATCTCGAGCGCGTTCATACGCTTTCGATCTCGCCGCTTTCACAATGTCATTTACCTGACTTTGTGACACATAATGTTCTGACGGCGCGCTTTGAGCGGCATCCTGCGAAACATCCTGATTTAAAGACGTATCGACGTTTGGCTCTAATTGTTCATTCGCCATAGTAAACCTCAACATTTAACCGTGTTAACGGAACACCGAGAAACACTCTCGTCGTGGCCAAATTAAAATGATGGCGCATTAACGCACGGATTAGGCCGCGTCCTTGGTGCACGTGTGGGTTGTATATGATGATAGTTGAACCGTGCTTTTAAACCGTGCTTTTAAACGGTGGCGCATCTAGACCATACCCAACCACACACCCACAATATCTATATAACATCAAATTTACAATCTGTCAAATTATTAAACAAATTTATTTTTTGTGACCGCTTTTTGTATATTTGGTTTCGTTGAATAATGACGGATAATCTTTAAAGACCTTCCGTCGAATAGCCGCTTCTTTGCTCGCTGACCCCGCATAATGCGCCCTCGCTAATGCGTTGCGTGCACGGCCTTTTGTATTGATCGGAAAGGTGCCATGGGGGCCAGCAAATTCGGATGCGGGTACATCTTTATATTTACCCGCACTCGACATCCCCGGTTGACTCCGCAGCTTGGTTAATTCGCCGCGCTTTACCGTGTCACTTACTTTTTTTTTGAAGCTGTCCCATGGGACTCAAGAATCTTTCCAACATGGGTATGCAGCACTTTCAAATGCTTCTTATAGTCACGTGACATCTTGTCTAAGCGTTTGCTTAAGTCTTTCGTTGTAGCCGACGAATCAGCTTTTTTTGTGGCTTCTTTTTTATGCGACGTTTTTTTGTCGCTGCCCATTTTCGGATATCTCATAATTAAACCCCTAATGTTTTAACAATATCATTTAAGACACTGCTGTGCTGCTTCATTTTTTCAATCGTGAGACGTGCAGCGTCAGTGTCACGATCAGTCTCAGCTTGTGCTAAGTCCAGTAAATGCGCTTGTTGATCCATATAAGCGCGTAATTGTATTTGCATGCGCTGCATTTCTTGTTTCTCTTGCTGTAACTGCAATTTCATCATATTCAATTGTGCATTGGTTTTATCATTTTGTATTTTTGCATCGACTTTTTGTTGCTCGACTTTGACCAGTTCCAGTGCTGGATCCGACTGTGGTTGTTGCTGCGCTTGTTGCGCCTGTTGCTGCATTTGCTGCGCTTGCTCTTGTGTAAATTGTTGTGCCATTTGTTTGAGCTGTTCGACGCCCTTAATGCTCAGCTGATCACACAACCACGACAAACCATATTTATTGATCATGGCTTGAAAACTGGGGAAAGATTGCGCCATTTGTGTGACAAACTGCAATGATCGATTTTGTTGTACTTCAAAATTCATGCCTGCTTCAACGCACACCTCTAATGGATTTGAATAATCTCTGACCATTAGCGATTGCGGATTTTGTTCGTTGTTTATTTCAACAAATGCCCGTCGATTATCAATCGTCAAATACGGCATCGTGCGTGTAGTGACATAGAATTTAGGAATTAGGTTGATAAAGATTTGTGCAGCCGCCGTCAACGCTTGTAAATAATGCATGACAAAGGGCATCGCTGCATTATTCGATTGTGTCGCGCCTTCAACAATAGCCACCCCAGACAACTGATTATCATTGATACCTAGGCTCGAATCATACGAACCCAAGATAGCCTGCATCATCTGGTCTGCACCCATAAACGTTTGATAAAGCTCAGGGGGCGCTGGATTGCGCGGCGCTGCAAAGGGAGGTGGCAATTGCAACCCCTCTTTTGAATAGGCTTTAAATACCGCTGTATTTGGCAATTGTGGGTATAAAATCCATTGCTTATACGCTTCTTGATCGGGTATGGCTTCTTGTGCGATCGCCCATTTATGCATGGCCATGTTTTGAATTTCAGTAGCTAATTGTTGAGCACACAAGTTTTTCAATCGTTGTGCGTCGACAGCATTTTTAAAGTACGTGCGTGTTTTTTGATAGTTGCCGCGGGGGTCGTCCGAATCTTGAGCATGCTTATTAATATAAACCGAATTGCCATCGACAAAGACATAGGGCAAATCTTGAAAATCTGTTTCTTCATGAGCAAGAACTTGATCTTCAATAACACGGAATCGCTCAACTGTAAAACGATCGATTCTACGTCTACGCTTGATGGTCGGTAAAATCTCAAGGGTTATTGTATCAACATATGCCGCGGCCATTTTGTTATAATCATCTAGCGGCATCGTTTGCCCATTGCTTAAAAAAACAAGCGTATCTTTTTTGATCACCTTTTTGTAGTAATCAACGACCATAATAATTTTCGTTGCACCTTCATGAAATACCCATTTGAAATTGTTTGTTGAACCGCTCGAATTAATATTGTCTAAAAACTCTTGCCCAAATTCGAGCCGAAATTCATCTTCCGTCATCGGTATTTTTTCATACACAAAACGCGCGTCGCTTTTCGTCGGTAAGCGTGCTAACGGATCAAATGTAACCATCGTCGGGTCACAATGTTTAAAACAGATATCTTGATCAAACGTACTATGATCTGAATAGCGCGTTTCAATCTTCATCACTGAATAACCACCCGACAACATCTCTTTGTAAATTTCATCTGAAAACGATTCTCTGGCATTCGCCTCGTCGAGTTTTAAGCGCAAATGACCGGATACAAGCTGGATCATATCAACATCGACGGGCGTAAATGAGCGTGTATGCACACTAAACGACGGCGTTTGTTTTGACCACTCGCCCATCAGTCGTGACAAATACGCTTCAATCACATTAAATTCTAAAACCGCTTTTTTAGTTTCGGTTAATATTTGTTTGTCATAATCTGATATCGTGGTATCAAAAACAAATGACCGCGACTTGTGATAGTTGTTAAGATTGTCTTGCCAATATTCATCGGCGTTTCTGATATTTTTGATTATTTTTTTAAGTTGCGACGCACTTTTTTGGCTTACATTCGCCATTGATTTAACCTCGTATTCATGACTTTCGAATATTCGTTTGCGAACTTGTCCAAATTTTCATCATGTTGATCTTGAGTATAATTTGTACCAACCGTTCTGTCAATCAAACCCGCTATGACAGCATCAACACAAGTGTCTGCAATGTCGTCATATCGGTGTGTATCATTCAAAGTGATTTTAGACATGTGGTCAATAACGCGCTGCGTATGTTTCGCATAGGCGGGTAACGATACGCGCTTAGCTGCAATAATCGACTGTATGCCCATATAGCGAGTCGCTTTTGAGCCTGATCGACGGTTTCTATCAATCTGTCTGACAGTTAACCCGCGCAGATCACTTAAGATTGATGACAAGGTAACGCCCGTCGATTTCTTTTCGATCATGACTAGATCTGGTTGCACACGATGCCGCATTGATGTGGCATAAAACTGAATGAAAGCGCTTTGCAAGTCCTTTGGTTCAACCCAAATTTCAGCACAATCAATCCAATGTAAACCCATCACTTTGCTTTCGATATCGTAATCTTTGATGTAGTAGAGCCCCCAGAAAGAAAATGCCGTGGCGTCATTATAGGTTTTATCAGTTTCGGCGGTGTCAACTGTCATAAATGTATAAAAAATGTCCGGTTCATCAACGAGTTTCGGGAAATCATTTATACGAAAAACGCTACCGCCAGCCGGGATTGGGTCTTGCTGATATTGACTGGCGAACACATAACGCGATGTCTTTTGCATGTTGCGTAATTGATCCTCACTTAAAATATCGGGGCTTAAGTTATGTCCGATCTCATCAAGCATTTTTAGTATTACTTTATTCCACGTCTTGCCGTCTTTGCCTTCGATAATTTCAGCGAATAGATCAGCCTCGTGCAAACGCTGTCCGATGGCGATCGTAGGTATGGTCGGCGAACGTAACCTGGGCATCAGCGTTTCAAAGTAGTTTGAAATCACTTTTTCGCGAATAGTATCTGAATGGACTTCGTCTGGCTTGTGCACATCATCCAAGATCAACGCGCCGCTGAATCTGTCCAAGTTAGGAATACCTGCATCTTGACCCGTCACGCTACCACCGGAACCAAACGCCATCACAGAGCCGCCGGCCGTCGTTGTAAATTTTCCCTTTGCCGCGGAATCGTTGCGAATCTGAACGTTGAAAAGCTGTTGATAAGCCGGTAATTCTAAGATGCGTTTAATTGTGTGTGTGTGCTTTTCTGCGAGCTCTTTAGAATAAGAAATATACAAAAAGTTGCAGTCGGGATAACGAGCCAGAGCCCACGCGACAAAATGTATACAGAGTTCAGATTTGCTCGAGCCCGGATGAATATTGATCAATAAATTGGCCGTCTCACCGAGCAACACATTTGTCAGTTCTCTGCAAATCGTAATCTGCCGGGGTTCGCGCGCAACCGGCTCTTGAATATGAAACTCACGATTAGTACGTAACTTGAAGAAAAAACGCGTGAAGAGTAAAAGAGAACCCAACAATGCATAACGTTGATCTTGATCTTGCATAGCGTTGATTATAGTCGCAGTTGATACTTGTGTATATATTAAACAGATTAACTGGGGAAAATAACCGGGTCTAATTCAAGCGTTGCTCGTGTGCGATAAGCGTCATAAACGATTACAAAGCCTTTCGCTGACACCGTTTCGCGATTGTCTACAATTGAACTTTCATAGCCATTGATCACTATATTACCATTTTGGTCGCTGGTCATGATTTTAATACCCGCACCAATCACTTTTTTACCAACAAATTCTCTAAAGCGTTTTAACATGTTAGATTCCTTTTTTTTTGAGTCCGTGACAGTTTGTCACGAGTTAAGATGGGCGCCACGCATCAATACAAGGCTCACACCAGAGTTCACCACGCGAGTAGGGGAAGCACTCTTTGACAAGATAGAGTTCCACTGTGTCGTCATTGTCTGTCACATCAAAATGATATTCATTTTGACACTTGGCAAAAATCGCTTCAACCATCGTTTTTAACGACCTTCTTGTTTTCATCGACAAACTGCTTTAATAAACGCCAAGCGTAATGCGGCATACGATCATTAAATAACCACTGCTCGACTGTGCGCAAATGCACCCCACAATAAATCGCAAATTTATAACGATTTACATCGTTAATTTTAAAAATCTGTTTGATTGTCATCATTTAATAATTTCACAATTATAACATAAATTTATATTACGTGAAGTAGTCATGATTAACAAGCGAAAACAGGTATAAAGCATAAAGCATAAAGCAATTTTAGTCTTATCAAGTACAAATAAAAAAATTACAAATTTATTTAAATAAATGCTTGACAAAAGACTTACGCTAGCATAAC